TAAACGGACCTAATGATGAGCTAACTGCTGTGTCACTAGGATAATCTCTTAAATCTAATTGTATAATAGCATTTCCTTGTTGTGATATAAAGTCAGGAATAATTCTACTTACTCTCATAATGTTTTCACCATCACCTCTGAGGTCAGCCATGTTTGTAGCGGCCCCTCTTATAACTTTTTGTGTAATATCATAATCTCCAGATGTAATGTTTGCTGGAATTGCAACAGCAGCTGTTGCTGCTTCTTGTTGATTAACCCCTGTTTCATGTTCAAAATATATTGTTATACCGTCTGTATTACCTCTTACATCAAACGATGCATCATCACCGGCATTATATTTAGTTGCATGAGGTAAACCAAATACTGCTGAGTCTTCCCAAGTTGTTCTAGGAAATAAACTATTTGCATTTGTAAACCATATAGGTCGTTTAGCAGTTGAGTCTAGATAACTATAAGTAACGGCTCTGTTAACATTGTTTGATGTAGCTGTTGGATAAAACCAAGTAATCTCACCAAACAAGTTATTAATACCACAATAAACCAATTGATTAGATGAAGTGTTAAGATCATCATAAACAAAATCTTCAACCAAACAGTCCATAGATTCTAGTTTACCAGTGTATCTAAAGAAACCATTATCAGACATCCAGTACGCAGCACCATCAACTTCAACAGCTGCGTTCTGTCCTATCAATCCACAGTTAGTACCTACTTGTTCATAAGCAAATGTAAAAGGAGTACCAACAAATCTCATAGTAAATAACGATGTATCAGACCAAACATAAATTGCATTCCTACCAAGTTTAGCACCCATGATCCGTGATCCGGCGGCCAGTCTTTGTGTACCAGCAGTATTTTCTGCTGTAGGTGTATAGTCATTAATATTTTCTTGAGAAGAAAATCTTATAAACATATCATCTTGTGTTGCTTTGTTACCAATAGTTGTTTCTGTTCCAAAAAATACTAAGTGACGATCGGGTGTTGACACTAACATATCACGTGACGCTGTTGGTGCACCAGTTATAATAGTTGCTCTTGTCGCTGTTGCATTTGTTGCATCACCATCCCACTCAAAACATTCACCATTATGTATTAAGGCAATTAAAGTGCTTCCTAAATTATCCAAGGACCATAGACCAGGATCAATTACTTGGTCGGTGTTGGCTGCAGCTGAACCCCATCCAGTAAAACCGGAAGAGTTAGTTACTGTTGCACCATTAGAATGAGTTGTAGCTGTAGTTCCTCTTGCTCCTCTTCCTATACCTGTAAGTTTATTTCCTGAAACACCTGTATATGATATTTCTTCTGTTCCTATTAAAATATGATTTGTTCCTGTAGTTGGAAAACCTGATGCATTAGTTAATGTAATTTCTGTAGCAGAACCATTGTTTCCGCCTGACGTAGCATTAATAGCTCCGTTTAAAGTATTAGTTAGTGCTCCTAATAAATTACCACCCCACAATGCGATACCCCAACCAAACGCACCAAGTTGTTCTGCTGGTCCTACATGATAGTATTGAAAAAATTTAACACTTCCAGATGTAGTGGCACCTGAACCTGTTTCATTATTATTCATTGTAATAGTAATAGTCGTGTCTGATGGAACACTGGTTACCATATATTTTATGTCATCAAAATCTGTTGCTGTATAATTAGAATTAGTTGCGGTTGAGAAATTACTAAATAATATAATGTCTCCTGCTACAAAACTATGTGGAGTAGGAAAAGTTATTGTAACTGTGTTTGATCCATTAGTTGTAGTAAAACAATTTGATAAAGTTGTACCTGATGGATTAACTAAGGGGTGTATGTCATAATACACACCTCCAGAATAAACATATAAAATTCTATTAGTTCCTATACATGAAAATTTTGTAGAGTTTTTATTAACAAAATGATGCAAACCTCTTGTAGCACCTGTTAATTTATCTTGTCCTAATTGGTTCCAGCCACCTATCTTTTCAGGTGTACCATATCTAAAACGAACATTTTCTCCATCTGTCCATTGTGATTCAGCACCTGTAGATGTAACTTGTTTATTGAAACCTGGTAGGAATCCTAGTTTTTGTAACATATAACCTCATTATAATACTATTTTACACCTGACGGTAGACCTAACTTAGCTCTTCCATCAAACTTGTTTTTACTAGCAAATGGGCCATTTACATGATTATAATGTAGAAATACTTGACCGCAAATGTTCCCGTCAAAAGGCTCTCGCCAATGTTCGAGTTCACAGCCACTATATACTAACATATCTCCTACTTCAAGCAAGACTTTAGTGCCTGCCGGAGCGTTAGGTTTATGAATATTTTTGTATTCATCGATAACATTATCAGCTCCTGTGCCATCTATAAATACAGGCCAAGGGTCACCACCTAAATTAAGTGTGCATGATATTTCACAAGAAGGTCTATCCTTATGTCTTTTAAGTTCATCACCTTTTTTATATGCTCTAGCGTAGGAATAAGTAGGACATAGATCTAGTCCGCTGTGTTGTTTCATAACAGGTAACATTTTAACTAATAAAGTTTCCATTACAAAATCACCATAACAAGAATAGGTATTAGGTATCTGTTGATCGGTCCATGTTCCAAGGATCGGGGACTGTGAGTGTATGTTGTTTTGATACATATAACTTACTGCATCTCTTTTAAGTAGGAAGTAATTAAGTATAAAATTAGCTAGCTCATACGACACAGCATTTTTGATAACTTGATATTTCTTTATCTCAAACATATTATACCATAAAACATTTCTGCATAAAATTAAAGCTTACTGATATTCTTATATCATTTGACTCATTAGTATCTACGCAGTGATTTAACCAAGACGGAAACATAATTAATCTTCCTGCCTTTGGCTCATAATTATCTTCTCTCCATAATCTTCTTGGTGGTTTACCTTGTTTCATTCTAGGCCTTACCATTAATGCAACTGATCTCGGATCTTCTATTTTTAACTGACCAGAATTTTCAGATGCTTTTACATAATATACACCAGACCATAAAGAGTTTGGATGTATGTGTGCACGGTTCATGCTACCTGGTGGATTTATATTGGCCCACATATTACCTAAAAAAGGTTCGCTATCTAAATGTTCTTGATCATAAATAGTTCTTTGTGCTTCGTATAACATGTTTACTAAATCTTGATACTCAGGTTTTAAATTCATGTCTGTTGTTGAGTGCCAACCTTTTATATTTGTTCTAACTACACCCTTATCTTGATTAGACCAATTAATAATATTTTGTTCTAACTGTTGATTTAAAGTTGGATGTTTTATGTCAGCAATATAGATAGGTGTTGGAAAAACTAAATCTCTAAACATTATTTAAACGGTGTGCCTCCAAACCACATTACTAAAGATTTTCTATGACCTCTAATAACTGGTGTTACTCTGTGTCTTATAAAAGATGCGAAGAATACTGCGTGTCCTTGTTTAAGTTTTGCAATCTTACCTTCTGACATTAATTCTAAATCTCCACCTTCAAACTCTGACTCAGGTGAAAGTAAACATGTCATAGATATTTTTCGAACAGGTGGTTCGTGTTCCATGTTCACATCATTATCTACATGCCAATCATAAAACCCTCCTTCTGGATACTCTGTGTACTGTGCAAGTTCTGTTATCTGCATTCCATCAAAACCAAAATGATTACCGTTAGTTGTTTTCATAATACGTTCTATGTCTTTATACATATCAGTCATTTTAGAAAAAGGTATCCAACTAATGTGTGAAGTTCTAGTTTTAGTATCTACAACTCCTCCCTTAATCCCTGTTTCTCCTGCTCCAACAGATGCATCTCGTTTAGGCTCTGCATGTCCAGCTTCAATAATCATTTTACATTGTTCAGGTGTAAAGATTGGTGTAGTGGTTTCTACTATAAAAGATTTCCATCGTGGTTCTGTTATCATATTAATATCCGTATTCTATCCATCCCGTTATTATATATTTATCATTTGATAGAGGTGGGTTGCCTCTATGAATGTGTGTAAATTGTGAAGGCCATACTAGCAATGTATTTTTTTCAGGTTTAAACCTACACTTTTGATATAAAAATTCTGTCTCTCCACCTTCTGTTACATCATTTAGATATACCATAAAAGCTAGTATTCTATTTCTTGCTTTCATTTCTGCATTCTCACAATGCCAAAAATGATAACCTTCACCTACTTTAGTTTTTTGTATTTTTACTTCTAGTATGTTGTGTGTTGCTAATTTTTTTAGATAAGAATATTTTTGAACATACAAAGGATACACTTCTTTAAAAAATAAATCTATAAAAGGTTTGTTGTTATAAGTCATTGCAACATTGGTATCTCTTATTGTATCAATTGCATTATCAGATACTAACATCTCATCTTCCCGTCTAGGATATACTGCACCTTGTTGCTCACATTTATTAAAGTAAACCATATAATCTTCTATCAATTGATCTGGCATAAAATTTTTAAATATACCTATGTGATCGTCTCGAACTAAATATTGTCCATCCATTATACAGCTCCTCTGTTTCTAATAGGGTCAAACTGTACATCACAGTTTGCAGCTAGTGTTCGTCTAGTCTCATTCGTTCCATTAAAAGGATAAACACAATGTCTCATATCATATGGAAACACATAGAAATCTCTAAGGTCCATTGGTGGTTGATAATCTATTTTAGCAAACTGACCATTACTAGCTCCTAATATCTGTAGTCTGCCGTTTTGTGGTATGTCTGCATTAGAATATTCTCTACCATATGTTGAGGGTAGTTTTAAAATCATTACAGATGACAGACCTGTAAACAACATACCTCTATGAATATGTGCAGGATTATATTCATGTGCTTTCATTTCATTGACCCAAATAGAATTAAGATGGGTATCGTAATCTCTAATTTTATTAAACGCTAGATAGTGTTTAAACACAGTCATAAAATAATTTGTTACATTTTGTGGTAACATATTATGGTTTTTCATCTTAGATTGATCTTGACCATTATAAAACAAACTATGTTCATTCTCAATCTTACCTACTAACTGTTTATTAGCAGGTGCTAGTCTATGAAAGTTTTGTTCGTATGTTTGATTAATCGCAGAAAAAATATCTAACGGTACTTGATACTTTAAAATTGATTGACCTAAAAATACAAAATCAAAATTAAGATTTTGGTTTTCCATGCTGTTCAATTTGTTCTTTCTCTTTGTAACTATTTTCTAACTCACCAGATTTTCTAATTCTCTGTAAGGATTGTAGTTGTCCTAGAACATTAAACTTATCAGTGTCAGAAGAATTTTCTGTAAGCTGTTTTGCTTTTTCAGCATACTGCATACCATAAGATTCTAACTGATGCTGATTAACATCTTTGTCATTAAATGATCCATCGTTAAATTCTTTCTTTAATCCAGACCACATTTTAATTTCTCTCATTCTATGCTTTGCAACTTTTTCCATAGAAGCTTTTGCAAATCTACATTCATCTATATCTATTTGATATTTAGTTTTTTTGTATTCGTCTTCTTCTTTATCAATTTTACCTTCTAACCATTTAATCTTTGCTTCGTTTCTTCTATAATCAAACGATAGTGTCATTAAGTTATCTAAGTATGATGATTGTTCTCTTACACACTGCCAGTATTTTGCAGCTTTAGTTGGATATCTATTGTCTTGTAATACAGAAAACCTTGCTTCTGTTTCTGTTCGAAACATTTGTTTCTTGGTCCAAGTGTCTCTAAGCTCGTCTACCATACCTTTAAAATCGGTAAGGTCTTGTTGCTCCAATAAATTATTTAAATGAGTTTCTTCTTTTTGTATAATATCTTTAACGTCTTTTTTTTCTGTCATTTCTTTATCCTTTATAGTTCTCTCTTATATATACTATCTTAAATATATATCAACCCTTAACTAGTTGTAAACGTTTCTGTAAGTTTACCGTCACCATACCATTCGTAAGTGTCTGCTTGTCTTGCGCTACCTGAATCAAATCCACCAAAAAGTAAAGCTGCAGTTTGAGTTCCACATCCAGATGCATTTCTTAGTGCTTGCGGAGTTGGATTTTCATTTGTCCAATTTGTTCCATTCCAAGATTCATTTGTAGTTGATGTTGATACACCAGGTAAATTTCCTGTAGATGCTAAAGCACTTGTACTGCTAGTTCCAGTGCCTACTGGAGCATATCTTGCAGTGTTCATATCATTAACTTCAGTCCAGTTTGTTCCATTCCATAGTTCTGTAGCACTTGAAAAACCAGGAGCTGCTTCACCTCCAAAAATTACAGCAGAAGGTGTTGTTCCAGTAGCTCCTACAGCAACTCTTGCTGAATTTATGTCATTAACTTCTGTCCAATTTGTTCCATTCCAAGACTCTGTTATAATTTTTATAGAAGGAGATCCAGGTCCTTGACCTGCAACAGCTAAACCAGCTGTTGAAGTACCTAATCCTGCTCTAGATACAAGACCTGTATTTACATCGTTTACTTCAGTCCAAACATATCCATTCCATGATTCTACAGCTGTTGTAATACCAGGTAAACCAGGTGAAGTAGTAGTTCCTGTTGCAAATATAGCTGCAGTTTGTGTGCCAAAACCTGCTGCTAATCTTCTTGCTTCATTTAAATCATTTACTTCAGCCCAAGTTGATCCATTATAAGATTCTGTTTTAGCTGTGTCAGGACCACTATTATCATTTCCTCCCATAGCTAATGCTGCTGCTTGAGTTCCAGCACCGTTTAATTCTGATCTTCCAGTATTCATATTTCCACTAGTAACCCAGGCGCCTACAGAAATGTTTGCGTTCCATTCTTCTGTGGCTGCTGTAACAGGACTTCCGCCAAATGCTACTGCTAAAGTAGAAGTCCCACCTGCTGCTAAAACATTTCTAGCAGTGTTTAAATCATTTGTTTCTGTCCATTGAGATCCATTCCAAGATTCTGTTTGTGCAAATATTGCTGTTCCTTCTCCACCAATAGCTAAACCTGCTGTATTAGAAGTTCCAGCTCCTGCAAGTAATCTTTTTGCTGTGTTCATACTATTAACTGCATACCAAGCAGACCCATTCCAAGCTTCAGTTTCTGCTGTATTAGCTGGAGCAGGTGTTTCACCACCCATAGCTATTGCTGATGTAGCAATTCCAAAACCAGATAATTGTTTTCTTACTTGAGTTAAATCACTAACTTCAGTCCAGTTAGTTCCATTCCAAGATTCTGTTTCTCCTTTATTAGGTGGCCCACCACCAAAAGCTAAAGCAGATGTATTATCTGCACCACAACCTGCTAAATTATTTCTTGCAGTAGTTAAATTATTAACTTCTGTCCAGTTTGTTCCGTTCCACAACTCTGTTTCATTTAAATCAGCTCCTGGACTTGTTTCTCCTCCAAATGCTAAAGCAGATGTTTGAGTTCCAGCGTCTCCTACATATCTTTTAGCAGTGTTCATAGGATTTACTGTTGTCCAAGAAGATCCATTGTAAGATTCTGTTGCTCCTGTAAAAGTTGGAGTTGCTCCACCAAAAGCTAAAGCAGCTGTTTGAATACCCGCTCCAGCTAAAGCAGCTCTAGCAGTATTTAAATTTCCACCTGTAGACCATGCGTTACCTAAAACTTGTTGATAGCCTTTTAATTGTTGAGTCGTAGTATTATACCAAACTTCTCCTGTTACAGGATTTGATGGGTCTGATGATACAACCGTAATATCTGTTCCTTTTATTTCTTTGTATGTTGCCATTAGTCTATATTCTCCGATAGTGTTCCGTCACCATGCCATTGTTCAGTGGAAGCTAAAACATATGTTCCAGAACCAGAACTTCCACCAAATGCTAAAGCTGCAGTTTGAGTGCCTGCTCCTGCTAATAAATTTCTTGCAGTATTTAAACTATTTTGATTAGACCAGTTTGTTCCGTCCCAAAGATATGTTTTTGCTGTTAAAGCTTCTCCTGGATTTTCTCCACCAAACGCTAAAGCTGCGGTGTTACTAGATCCTGATCCAGCAATCTGCATTGTAGCAATAGGTAGATCATTAACTTCTGTCCAGTTAGTTCCATTCCAAATTTCAGTAGCACTTGTTGTGGCTGTTGAAGTTTGTCCACCAAAACCTAATCCAGATGTAGAAGTTCCTGCTGCTCCCATTTTGTCTCTTGCAGTGTTTAAGTTATTAACTTCAGTCCAGTTTGTTCCATTCCACAATTCTGTAGCGTTTGTGGTAGGGGAACCACCAAAAGCTAATGCTGCCGTATTATTAGATCCCATTCCTGATAAAGCATTTCTTGCAGTGTTTAAGTCATTTACTTCTGTCCAGTTAGTTCCATTCCAAGATTCGTTAATATCTAATGTGGCTGAACCTGGGTTTTCACCACCAAAGGCTAAAGAGGCTGTGCTAGTTCCAGCACCTGCTAATTGTTTTTTAGCAGTATTCATATTATTTAATTCAGCCCAAGCAGTTCCATTATATAATTCATTGAAAGTAGATGCAGTAGGAGGTTCTGTTGCTGTTCCACCAAAAGCTAGACTAGCTGTCGTTGTTCCTGAAGTTGATCCTGCAAGATAATATCTTGCATTATTTAAATTACCACCAGTAACCCAGACACCATATGCAAAATCTGCGTTCCATTCTTCGGTTAATACTGTTGCAGGGGGTGTATCTCCACCAAAAGCTAAAGCAGAAGAATTTGTTCCTGCTCCACCCATACCATCTCTTGCAGTATTTAAATCATTTGTTTCTGCCCATTGTGATCCATTCCATGATTCTGTTATTGCTGTTCTTGCTGTTGAAGTTCCACCAAAAGCTAAAGCTGCTGTTGAAGTTCCTGCACCAGAAAGAGATCTACGAGCTGTATTTAAATCATTAACTTCAAACCAACTTGTTCCATTCCAACTTTCTGTTGCAGCAGTATTTGGTGTAAAACCACCAAACGCTAATGCATCTGTTGCAGTTCCAGCCCCTGCTAATAATCTTCTAGCAGTATTTAAATCGTTTACTTCTGTCCAGTTAGTTCCGTTCCAAGACTCTGTTACTGCTGTAGAAGAACCTGGCGCAGTTCTTCCACCAATAGCTAATGCTGATGTATTATCAGTCCCAGACCCTGCTAAAGATTCTCTTGCAGTGTTTAAAGTATTTACTGCAGTCCAGTTAGTTCCATTCCATAATTCTGTGGCATTTGTTGCAGGGGGTATATCTCCACCAAAAGCTAAAGCTGATGTTTGAGTGCCTGTCCCTGCTAAATTTTGTCTTGCAGTATTTAAATCATTTACTTCAGTCCAGCTTGAACCATCATATTGCTCTGTTAATGCTGATACAGCAGGAGCTGTTGTTTGACCTGCAAATGCTAAAGCAGCTGTTTGAGTGCCTGCACCTGTTAAATTGCTTCTAGCCGTATTCAAATTCCCACCACTAGCCCAAGCACTTGTTAAAGTAGTCTGACGAACACGCAAATTTCCCGTGGTCTCGTTATACCATACCTGGCCCACGTATGGGTTACCAGGATTTTCTTCGAAGTTTTGTACTGCTCCGCCTTTAGTGCCTTTGTACTCGGTCATTTATCTCCTTTTTACTCAGTCAATGTAATGTCAGCTGGTCTTGGGTTATCTTCTTTATCTTCGTCAGATAAAGCATCCCATGCAGTTTGTGCTGCTGTGACCTCTGCATCAACAATCGCTTGAGCTTCAGATAGTGTTTTAACAGTTCCACTTACTTTTGCAATCCAAAGATTTGCATGTTTGTTGTAAGCGGGAACTTGCCAAACATTACCAGGTAAACCTGTAAAAGATATTTTGATCGCTTCTACGTGATCGATGAATCCTTTACCCCAGTTTTCTGCTACACAGTATTGATATGTTTTTGCCATAGTTGTCCTCCTTATTCAGTTGTTGTTGTAATTGTTTTTGTTATAAACCCTGTTCCGTTCCATTCTTCGGTAGTTGCTACAGTTGTAGTAGTATAACCACCTGCAACTAAAGCAGCTGTACTTGTTCCTAGTCCAGCTAATCCACCATTACCAGCATTTAAACTTTCTACATTAGACCAATTAGTTCCATTCCATTCTTCTACTGTTGCAATAGGTCCAGGTAATCCAGCAATAGCTAAACCAGAACCATTGTCAGCTCCTGATGAATTATGTTGAAATCTGTTATTGTTCATATCATTTACTGAGGTCCAGTTTGTTCCATTCCAAGATTCTGTTTTATTATCTGTACCTGCAGGTGATGGAGTATCTCCTCCACAACATAGAGCCGATGTTTGTGTTCCAGCAGATGATCTTTGTTCTCCTGGTAAATTTAAACTATTTACTTCAGTCCAGTTGGTTCCATTCCAAGATTCTACTTGAGCTAAATTTCCTCCTGGAGGTGCTCCAGGGTTTTTTCCTGCTGTAATTAAAGCTGAAGTGTTACTAACTCCTGCTCCTGTTGTATCACTTCTTCCAGTGTTTAAATCATTAACTTCAGTCCAAACATATCCATTCCAAGATTCTGTTTTTGCTGATCTAGAACCTTCCCAACCTCCAGCTGCTAACGCTGAAGTTTGTACTCCTCTCATCATTAAACCATATCTAGCAGTATTTAAATTATTTACTTCAGCCCAAGAAGTTCCATTATACTGTTCTGTAAGAGCCTGTTGTCCCGAAGGTATGTTTCCCCCAGCAATTAAAGCTGCTGTTGTAGTTCCTGCTCCATTTCCATTTAAATTATTTCGTCCAGTATTTAAATTTCCACCAGTAAACCATGCTCCAAGATTAATGCCTGCGTTCCATTCTTCGGTTGAAGATAATGAAGTGGTAGAAAGACCTCCAAATGCTAAACCTGCTGTTGTAGTTCCTGATCTTGATCCTGAAAGAAAACTTCTTTCTTGATTTAAATTACTAGTTTCTGTCCAAATATTTCCGTCCCAAGTTTCAGTTATACCTGTGGATGGATTACCTCCAGCAGCTAATGCTGCTGTTTGTGTACCCATACTAGCAAATGCTTGTCTAGCTGTATTCATATCAGCTAAATCTGTCCAAGCAGAACCATTCCAAGATTCTGTTTTTGGAACTTCATCAACAGTTGGGTTTTGTTTTCCACCAAACGCTAATGCTGCTGTTATTATTCCTGCTCCTCCAGGGTTATCTCTTTCTACACTTAAATCTGCTACTTCAGTCCAGCTACTGCCATTCCAAGATTCTACTAATGCTGACCTACCTCCAGGGGTAGCTCCGCCAAAAACTAAACCTGATGTATTATCCACACCAGCACCACCTAAACCAGTTCTACCACTATTTAAATCAGCAACTTCAGTCCAATTAGTTCCATTCCAAGATTCATTTATAGCAGGGTCTGGAGTACCACCAACACTTAAAGCTGATGTTTGAGTTCCAATTCCTGCGGGATATGCTCTTGCAGTAGTTAAATTATTTACTTCCGTCCAGTTAGTTCCATTGTATTGTTCAGTATTATTAAAATCATTTCCAGGAGGAGATTCTCCACCAAAAGCTAAACCTGCAGTCTGAGTACCAGCCCCACCTAAAGCATACCTAGCAGTATTCATATCATTACCAGTTGACCATGCATTACCGTAAGCTTGATATTTGTATTTGAATTCTGAATCTGAGCTATCGTACCAAAGTTGACCTGTAATAGTACCAGTATCGCCAGCAATGTTTTGGACTGCTGTGCCCACACTTTCTTTATATGTAGCCATGATTATTTAGTCTTTAACAACCAACCCTGAGTTCCATCTGTATAGACCAAAGTATTAGCTGCCCTTTCTACTGAAACTGTTAAATCTGCTGTTGAGCCTAAAATTTTTTCAGACCCGTTTGCTGAAATAGTAAATGTATTTGAATCAAAAGTTCCTGCATAATCAGCAAATGCTATTTCTTGACCTAAAGTTCCGGCCGGTAAATTCATAGTTATTACACCACTTGTAGTATTAACAAAATAACCTTCTCCAGCCACTGCTGTGAATGTAGAAGTTTTTACTGCTTGCCAATCTGTTCCACCAGAATTATCTACAAAGGATAGTTGTCCTGATCCGTTAGTAGTTAAAATTTGATCTGCGCTTCCTGTTGCTGCCGGCATTGTTAAAGTATAAGATGTTGTACCATCTTTTGCTTTTAGGCCAATGTATTGACCGCCTGTATTATCTTGTAATCTTAATTCTTTTGAAGTTCCAATATTTAATCCTGTTGATGCATTCCAAATAAAATTAGCGTCTCCACCAAAAGCTCCTGAATTATTAAATTGAACTTGTGTGTCTGATCCTCCAGGTAATCCACCTGCTACAATTTCTGTAACGTCAGGGTTAGTACCATCATTTTTAGTTGCTGAAATAATTTTCCAACCTTTATTGACTGCCGACCAAGTAACAGTATCTCCTGAACCTGTAGCATATTTTATTTGAACTGTAGATGCACCGGTTGTGTTGTTTAAAATATAATAAGTATTTTCAATATCATTAGGAATTGTAACAACCTTGTTTCCTGTAATTGCTTGTGCTGATTCTGCACCAAGAATAATAACTCTAGATTGAGCTGTACCTGTTAAAGCACCATCTGCTACAGTTAAAGCTGTAGTGTTAGCTCCTGTACCTGCTGCATTTAAAGTAGCTACAACATAGCCACCAGTGATACCTTCTACTAGGTTTAAATTTGCGTTTGTTTTTGTTCCCCAAGTACCAGCGTTTTCGCCAGTTGCCATTAGCTCTACGCCAAGAGGTGTGTAAGTTGATGCCATAAATTAACTCCTGATTAGTTTTGTTTATATTGTTTATTTAGTTTCAAGTCAAACATATTTATGCTGTTTTAACAGTGTAACCTGTACTGTTTTTAGGTGTCTTAGTTGAGTATCCTGTACTTGTTTTAGGATCAAGTTTTTCATAGGTACCTGGAAAAGATATTCCTATACCAACATTAGATGTTGCTAATTGTCCTGTTAAACCCATTACATCAGCGGGAGTAATAGAACCGACGGCTGATGTAGCACTAAGACCTGTTAATGGAACTCCTATTTCAGTAACTAAAGATCCTACAGAAGATGTTGATGATACTCCT